AACAAACATAATGTAAGGGATGCATAACTCTGCTTTCAATTTTCTGATTAGCTTAGACTTTAACTTAAGGTGAGCTTCTGCATAGTGCTCTGCAGTAGTTAGGTGATCTGCTTTAAAAATTACAGCCATCATATCTGAGATGTACCCCTTCTGTTTGTGGATGGCTATCTTTTCTATTAACTTAGTTTCACGTACTGTTAGCTTAAGCTCTGCAGTATATGTAAAGCCATCTAGCTCTAGTGTACCTACAGGCTCACTTTGTGCCATTGGATCCTGAGCAGAATTAAACTCTTTAACAATCTCAATAAAATCTGCTATATCAAAGTCAAAAAATTCCTTTTCAGGGATGCCTAAGAACTCAAAGATTTGTAGGTGCCTGTCTACAGGATCTATCTCTTTGTTATTGTTAATATCTGTAATTGCTTCGAACTGTTCTATTGTCAGCTCTTCAATTCTGTTGGGGATCTCCCTTCCTAAAATAGTTACCATAGTTAATTTTTTTACAAATATATGAATAATTATAATATAGGTATGGCAAAAGATAATTTACCTGTTTACAAGATTACTATAGATCCTGAATACTCTGAAAATGGGGAGGACTTAGGTATAGAACAAATAGCTTTTACATCCACTCCTGCTATCAAAGTAATGGGTATGGCTTTCAATAGCCAGGTTAAGCCTATGATATTTACAGATGATCTTAAGTATCGCATAGTAGCACCTGCTCTTATCCCTATGGAGATATACCGTAAGGATGATGAGGATGGTAAAGAGTACTATGTTAAGTTTTCAATTGAGGAGATAGAGAAGATACATTCAAAGTTTATGAAAGACATGTCTAACAAAGACTTGTTTAACCTAGAGCATGATACTGATAAGACTGTACCTGCTTATGTATTGGAAGCATGGATAGTAGATACACCCAAAGAGGATAAGGCCTATTCTAGTTTTGGGATAGAAGTACCTGAAGGTACGCTAATGGTAACAGCCCAGGTAACTGACAAAGAGTACTATGCTCAACTGGTAGCAGATGGGCAGGTAGGTTTCAGCATAGAAGGATATCTAGGCATGAAGCTCAAAGAACAGCAACAACTAAAATTAAATAATATGAACAAATTACCTGATGGTGAACACTTAATTGACGGCAAAATCTACGTTGTAGTTGATGGTGAAATCACTGAAATTAGAGAAAAAGAAGAGGAAGTAGTAGTAGAAGAAGAGGCAATGTCTGATACTGTTGTAGAAGAGGAAGTAGTAGAAGAGGAAACAATGGCTGTAGATCCTGCATTAGATGCAGAAGCAATACTAGAGATAGTACGTCCATTTATTACTGAGCAAGTAGATGCACTTGTGGCTATGATAGCTGATTTAAAAAATCAATTTGAAGAGTCTCTAGTAGTTGATACAGAAGAAGAGGTGTTGGAGGAGGCTGTAAAGATGAGCGTACAGCAAAAATTAAGTAAATTCAATAAATTTAATAATCAATAAACAAAAAAACAAACAATGAGAAAACTAAGATTTGATTTAAACATTGATGCTTCTGCATTATTGGCACCAAACGCTGATGCGTTTTATGCACAGGCTTACCTTTCAGGTAGTGAAATTCCTGATAACTTCCGTACTTTACCTGGTATCAAGTACAAGACTAAAATTGGTACAGTTACTTTTGGTACAGGCTTACTAGCTGCATCCCCTTGTAACTTCCCTAACCTTAACACTGATGATTTAAGCTCTCATGAAGTAGACGTATGTGCTCTTTCTGCTATGGCTCAAGTTTGTCAATTTGACTTAGAGCAGTCTTTTGTATCTTTACAAATGGCAGCAGGATCTAATGGTGATTTCACAGTAGCTTCTTTCTTCAACTTCTACTGGTCTGAAATGGCTAACGCTATTGCTGGACAAATTGAGTCTTTAAGATGGCAAGGTGATACAGGTGGTGCTGCTCCCCTTAATTTATGTGATGGTTACGAGGTTCAACTTACTGCAGGTTTACCTCCTCCAATTCCTGTACCTGGAACTAATTACGTTATCAATGGTGGTACAGGTGCTATCAATACATTCTCAGGTGTTGGTGAATTAGCTGATGCTTTAGAAACTGCATTTGCTTTGGTTCCTGCAGCTATTGCTTCTAGAACTGCTGACTTGCGTATCTACATGCCTACTCAATTGGTTAATATTTACCGTTTAGGTGTAGCTTCAGGTAACACTAATGCATTTATCACACAGGATTTAGCTCTTACTTACTTAGGTATTAAGATTGTACTTTGTCCAGGTATGTCTAATAACACTTTTGTAATTACTTTGAAAGATAACCTTATCTATGCTTTTGATGGTGAAGGAGACTCTTCTGATTTACGTGCTGTAAACTTAGCTGACACTGTAGCTGAGCCAGTTATCAGAACTCGTGCTAACATGAAGGTAGGATTTAGCTTTGTTAATCCACAGGATATCGTATTCTATTCTTAATATTAATTCATAGAGGGGGGCAACCCCCTTTATATAAAACTTAAAAAATATGCCAGCTACATGTCAAGCCCTCGAGGCCATTGTAAAAAGTTGCGATAATAACAGTGGGGGTATCTATGGAATATGGATTAACCAACAGGAAGAAATCGCATCAATAGCACCAACTGACCCATCTGCGGGAACAGGATGGTCTATCACAGGTATTACCCTAGCAGGTACTACTTTATTTGAAAACTATTACATCCGTAGAAATACATCTAGTTTTACAGAAGAGGCTGCTATTGATTTAATCAATGGTTCATCTTTTGTTACTTCTACTATCTCTTTGATGTTTCAACGTAGAGAAGCTGCTAAGTCTAGAGCTATCAAAATTTTAGGATCAGGACAGCAGTATCTTACTGCTATTGTTTTGGATGCAAATGGTCTTTATTGGTACTTCCCTTACTTACAAGTTACAGGTGTAGCTGAAGGTTCAGGGACTGCTAGAGCAGATGGTTCTAAATATGCAGTTACTTTGTTAGGTGAAAATGAGTACTTAGCTTATGAGGTTAATATGACCCCTACAGCTTTAGGCCTTATCGGAGTATCTTAATACATTTAACACGCTTAAAATTAGCCCTGCAAATTGTGGGGCTTTTTTTATTTCTAAACATTTGACTAACATCATATAATATAGGTATGATATACATTGAACAGGGAACTATTAACCAGGTAGTGCTAACTTTGACAGAGGTTACTACTGTACCTACCCCTCATTATCTATTTGCTTTCACTAATGAAATGAATACTCTATCAGTTACTCAGTTATTTACTACTGCAGATACTAGCTTATACCCTGAAAGATACAATCTTTTCGTGTTAAATGAGCCTGTAGATATTATTTTAAAACAAGGGCAGTTCATTTATCAGATTTATCAGAGCTCAGTACCCTATGTACTACCTTTAACCATTGCACAATCAACAGGTGTAGTGATAGAAGAGGGTAGAATGGTGGTTAGTGGGCCAGTAGGCACCTCAATATATGATTAATTATGGCATGGTATAGTAACTTTTTTAAGAAAGAGAGCACAGCTCCAGAAGTGGTGGAAGGCTATCAATCTTTTAGCACCCCCTTCCTACCTGTAGGTAAAGGTAACCTAACACTTCCTTATGTAAATGGTAGATATTCTACTAATATGTGGGTAAGATTTGGTGCAGATAACCTGTATCCTGAAATGCTTAATCAGATGTATTTCTCTAGCCCTTTGCATGGTGCCATAGTGGATTACAAAACTAATGCAGTTATCGGTGGTGGCTTTGCTTTGGCAACTGACAAGCTAACTACCCCTGAGAAGCTAGAGCTTTACATGTTTGAAAGAAAAATTAAAATAAAGCAAACAGTTAAGGCAGTAACACGTCAATTAATTGTACACAATAGAATATACTTTAAACTTTGTTTTGACAGCACTAAGAAATTAGTTAAGATAGAGAATGTATCACCTGAGAAAGTAAGGATATCTAGGTATAAAGATATGTACTATCTATGTGAGGACTGGAGTACTAATATAGATGTAAGAGAAATTAAACCTTACCACGTTACATGCTCAGACTATGAGCAACTTTATTGCTATGAGATTAAATCACTAGGGCAGGATTACTACTCATTACCACAATACACCTCAGCACTTAACTTTGCTTTCTTATCAGGTGAGCTTAGCTACTTTGCAAAAAGTAACATACAAAATAGTGTATTCCCATCCTTTGCTATGATGTTCCCTAAGAGGCCACAATCAGAAGAGGAGAAGCACATGATTAAAGAAACTATTGATAGGTTAAAAGGTGCTGCTAATGCAGGGAAGGCTGTTGCTTTCTTTGCTAATAGCCAGGATCAGTTACCTAAGATAGAAGCACTGCCGAATAATGGTAATGATAGTCTCTTTCAGGAGGCCTCACAGCTTAACACAGAACAGATTTGCTTTGCTCACACAATAGATCCTATCTTAATGGGAGTACGAACTACAGGTAGCCTTGGTGGTGGTGCAGATATTAAGCAGGCTTATGTGATATTTGAGAAAAATGTAGTAATGGAGCTAAGAGCTTGTGTACAGCATATCTTTAATGAGCTATTAACCATCTCAAAAATACCTGCAGAATTTACTATCAATAACTTTCAGATAATTAATGAGTCTATCGTAGAACTAGAAGCTGAGAGCTCCAAAGTAAATGATGCAATTAACTCACTAAGCCCATTGGTAGCTAACAAAGTATTAGAGACTATGACTATTAACGAGGTGAGAGCTTTGGCTTCCCTTCCTCCTATAGAAGGTGGTGATATGACTCAGAGTGCAGCAGCTGCTATAGTAGTAACCCCAACAACAACCCCTGTATAATGCTATATTTCATAACTGAAACTTATTTAAAGGTTAATACACCCATCACTGCTAATGTGGATGTAACAGATGTAACACCATACATAGCTACACAGGCAGCATTAAGAGTACAACCTATACTAGGTACTACTTTCTATAATTATTTGCTTACTCAGTATAATAACCAGGCACTACTTCCTGATGAGGTAGATCTAGTAGAATTTATACAGCCTGTAATAGCTTGGAGAAGTGCTGAGGATGCAGTATTCGGCTTG